AGCCCGCGCCAGCGACGGACACCGAGGCCAGGGAGATTGAGCCGGACGCGTGAACTGTCGACGTGCCCAGCCCGGCGACTGTGACGGCGCCCAATGCAACGGCGCCGGTAGCGATGTGCGTTTGTCTGCCGACGCCAGCAACGGTGACGGTGTCGAGGGTGACAGCGCCGGTAACTGTGACGCCAGCAGCGCCAACCGTAGCGGAGCCACTGACAGCAGCGTCGCCAAGCGTGATGTCGCTGGCCTCTTCAAGCGGAAACGGCGGATTTGGATCGTGCGCCGTGAGCGTAGGAGCCCATTGCGTTTGCGCCCACGATTGCGTGACTAGGCCGTTGCCGGATGTCTGATGCATGACCCGGCCTCCTACTCAGTTTCAGCCCGCAGCGGTTGCGAATATCCCGCTGATACTGGAGCCGGTCGCAGATGAACAATTGACGTCCAGAAACGACAAGCAGGCATCGTCAAAAATGCGCGCCAGATTAAATGCGGTGTTGATTCCGTCGACGATGGTCAGCATGTTTGTGACAACGCAGGGCATAAACGCGAGAGGGTGCCCAATGAAAAACGCAACGGTTCCTGTCACCGAGGCAGAGCATTGCATTTGCGTCAGCGTCTGGATGCCAGTGTCACCAGTGGCGAGAGGTGCGAACCATTGATTGAGCGGGTGATCGAGACGATTGATTATTCCGCCTGAGTTGCCGATCAACGACGGCAGGGTGGATGCGTTGCCCGCGTGGTCTGTGTAGTTGCAGACGGTCCAGTTGTGGGCCGTCGCGCCCAATGCAACTTGAATCTCGATGCCAAGAAAGTTTCCGTCGACGGAATCCGGTTGGTTGCTGACGGTATTTTGGTAGCGCGTTGGCGCTCCCGTTACGGCCTCCGTTGTGATCGACGCCATTGTTTTGTTGACTTCAAAAATTCGGTCGTAAAGGAGGATGGACCGAGGAGCAATCGACGACATGATGTCAGCGCGGACGAAGTGCTGCGTGTCTGGAGACGTCGGATTGACGAAAAAAAACGCTCCCGCGCTCGCATCCGTCAACGCGGCACCACCGGGGGCAGCAGCAGCAGCGCCACCGGCAGACGGATAGTTCCCCTGTCGCCAAAATGAATTGGTGCCGCCGACGACGGAGGCGCTTCCGATTTTTGAAAACGTAAAGTCTCGACGCTTGCCGAAGTTTGTCACTTCATTGATGAGATCAGACAACGACGAAAACCCATGCATGCGGTGACGGTTGGCGATCATTGCGACAGCGTGGTCAACGCGTTCTACGCATCGTTCTGCGAGGCCGACAAACCCGCCGCCGTCGATGGTGCCGACAAAATCGCCGCCGCGCCCTACCCACACACCGCCAGCACCAGGCACACCGCCAACAAGGATTGGACGTGTGCCGTGCCAAGTCCGCATTGACGTCGAGATGTTTTCAATCTGTTCTTTGCCAAGCCAGCGTTCAAGTTTTCCAGCGTGGGTCGAACGATTTTCAATGACGTTGGCCATGATGTTTTCCTCAGGTGCAGACTTGTCCGGCGTATTGACCGACGTCGTCAGGGGGTGCGGTGTCGTCGGATGTCGGCGTTGAATCATGACCAGCACGCCAGAACCCGACGACGACACCGCAATGCTCGCAACGCCAAAAGACATGCGTCGCCACGTCTTCGCCCGCAGGTGGCAAGGCGAGTACCCACGACGCATGACTGAGATTCGTTGATGGATCGACCGACATCAGACGTTGCCGTCAGTGATTGTCAGCGAGGTCACCTGCACCGGTTGTGTCGCGACAATCGACAGCGTGGTGAGGTTGAGATCACTGCCCGATGTGCCGCAGTCGCCGTCACAAACAAACGCGCCGGTCGAATCGGTGAGGTAAAAAAATGCAGCCGTGCCCGTGGCGTTGGCGCTTGTGTCGGAGAACGGAACCGTGAACGTGAGGACGCCCGTCGTCGACGACCCGCAAGGGTCCGCACAGGTGAGCTCAGCTAACAACACGCCAGCAGGGACGCCGCCCTTTGTCGGCTTGCTTCCGCTATAAATGCGCAGCAGGCCAGCGCCAGCGCCAGCGTCGACGGCGATGCGGATGGAATCCACGCGAGTGTTGCGGACTGTGTCTGCGATGCGGACGGCCATTAGGTCACCTCGAGATAAAAAACAGTAGCGGACTCATGGCGACTCAACAACCTCGTCTGGACATGACGACCAGCCGATGGTGTCAGGCTCCGCAAACACCGCCAGCGACGCCATCGACGATTGAGCCGTAGCGGCGTCGTTGGGAGTCGCCATCATGCGCAGCAGCCAGCCGACAGGGACGCCGTCGGCGCACTGGCGAACGCCTTGTTCGATGGCGTTGTTGACGAGGCAAGGCGCATCATCTTCGCAGTACCAATCACCCCAAGCAGTCCAGAACGCCAGGGCATCGCTGTCGCCGACACAGACCACCAGCGACGCGGTCCGCATGGTGTCGTCGAGTGGCGCGGCATCAGGTGACGCGTAGTAGCCGACAGCAACAGCAGCGGCGGCGAGAAGAGCAGCGAGGTAGCGAGTCATGGTGTCACCGGGAGAGTGCCGCCAAGCGCCCACTCGTCAGTCTGTTTGTTTATGCCGCGCTGTGTGGCGTCGAGTGCAAACGGGTAGATGATGAGTCGCCACACGTCCGGGGCAAACACCGTGGACATGCCCATGCGGAACTGCTGTCCGGGGTTGCCCGCTGCATAGCCAGCCGAAATGATTGACGACGAAGATAGCACGCCATCGACGTAGTGGAACGCATCCGCACCAGCGCCCGCGTCGTCGTCAAGGATTGTCGATTGCAGATGCCAAAGTCGTTGGCTGATGGAGTCATTGGGACCGACATAGGCAAAGTTCGTCGTCGCACCGTTGCCCATCACATGGTAGGTTGTATCGTCCCTTGATGACACAGCACGGTCATCACAGCCAAGCGCAAAACCGATACCAACGCCCAACGCAACTCGCGTCCCAAACAGCGTAGCCAATGCGTTTGGGTCGTCGATGCCAGCGACCCAAACAGCTTCGACGGTAAAGTCGTTTCCGTTGTTCAGCAATGGCCAATCAGCGACAAAGCCAGAAAACAGCATGTCCCCAGAGTCGAATCTGACGACAGGCTGACCTGAGATGACATTTGTCCGCCACGTCGGTTGGAGCGACCCCGTCGCCTGCGTGAACGCCAGCCCGCTGGTGCCGGTGTTTGTCCACGACGAGATGGCGTCAAGGTCGGACATCCCGCCGCCAAACGTGCCGTTTGGGTTCTGCGAGGTGTTACACGAATGCGCCCCCGCGACGTAAAATCCAACGTCAACCGTCGCCGACCCGCCGCCCGCCTGCGACACGGTGATCGTCTCCACGCCCTCGCCTGCCGCGTTTGGCGAAACGGCCACAGGACAAGACCACGACGTGGTGCCTGTGCAAGCGCCAGACGCACCGTCAGGCGACGCCGCCCACGTTACCGCGCCAGCGCCTGTCGCTGTGCCTGTCAGCGTTTTTGCGCCGGTACAGGTGACGGTGCGTGCAAAGGGTTGTGCTTCAATCGACAACGGCACACGGACACCGGGATCGAAGAACCCCGATTCGCCGCCCATGATGCCTGTCTGATCTCCGAGGTGTTGCGCAAAAGAGGCGGGCGCCACAAGGACGCCCGCCAACAACAGAGCAACGGCTCTCACTTTGTCACCAGAAAGCGACACTCAAGCACCACGCTACCAGCCGAGATGCACCGTTCAGGGTTTTGCACATTGGCGCCAATTCGGTCGCCGTTGGCCAGGACGAATCCATTTGCAAACGTCAACGCCGACCCCGCGCCGGTCGTTGACCCGACTGCAACAGCACCGCGACTAATGCACTCATAACTCACCAGCTGATGAGACCCGGCGGGTTTGATCTCCACTCCGCCCGCCGTGGTGTCGCATGTGATGCGCTCATGACGAGGGAATGCAGGACCAACCGCCGTAGCGCCGTCACGGATAGCGGCAACGACAGGCAGCGGAGAAAACGCAAGGAGCCCACCACTCACAACGAGTGCGAGAGCAACGACGAGAATGGTGGGACGCATGATTCAGACCTCGCCGATCTTGACCAATTCCAGAGCAGCCGAACGGATCAGGATCGCGTTGCCGTTGGTTTGCACTCCAAGGCGCATCTCGACGGTGTCGCCTACGGCGCTCAGGTCAACGATGGCGATAGCCACGCCGGTCGAACCACGGACGGCAGCGGCGCCCTCAGTGCGCAACGCCTTTGATCCTTTGACGGCAGCGGCAACGCCAGCTTCTTTGGCGTAGACCTGAACGAAATGAAACGTGCTCAGCACACCAAGCGCATCGCCAAGGCTGGCACAGACAGCATACCGACCGATGCCAGCGGGAGTCGCGACGGTAGCGACTCCAGCGGCGAAGGTGATGCCGCCGTTGGTGTTGTTCTTCTTTTCGGTGAACAACGCATCGGTGACGACTTGCGGCGTAGCGGAAGCCGCGACGGTGATCGTGAAGCCGGTTGCATTGTCGACGTCGACAAGAACAGTGTTGTGTGTGCCGCCAGTATTGAAAGCTGCAAGAGACATGAAAAACTCCTAGCGCCGTTGGCGCTGTTGTTGGTTGATGCGCTCGGCTGATTCTCTCGCGATCTTGCGAGCCTGTTCCGAGGTGAGAGAGGGGGAGGATTGCTTGATCTTTTCCGCGACCTTGTCGACGGTGTTGGTCTTGATCTCAGACACGCGCACCGCCCTTCGCAGAGACAGCGCGGACCATTTGCGTGATGGTGTTGGCAACGTCAGCCGACTGATTCTTTTCCATCTGTGCCTCAGCCTGTCGACGAGACTCGACAGATTTGGCAATGAAGACAGCCCGCGATTCGTTCCACTTTTTGATCATGTGCTCGGGATGTTCTCGCTTGATGACGTCTTCCTCAAACGACACGAACTCATCTCCACCCGGCAACACCTCGCCAGGAGCAAACTTCCAATCGCCGACAAACTCGACAAGAAAAACCGGCATCTGTTTGCCGTCGACGTCGATGCGCTTGGAGAGCACACGCGACAACGCTTGACGTTGCGAGGTTGCTTCGCCTTCGCGGGTGACTCCACCGTCGGGAAACTCGACGATGTGCGGGTCTTTGATTGAGCGGAGCTTGATGATTCGTTTCACGTCGGCGCCTCATGGGAGGGAAAGGAAAAGAGCGGGGCCACATGACCCCGCTCTTCAAGAGAATCGATCAGGTTTTCTCGTAGATGATCTTTACGCCGTGCTCATCGGTGTGCTCGGCAAGCGCGTAACACCAACGACCAACGGCAAGCAGGCTGTCGTCGGCAAGGTCGTATTGAAAGCCCAAGGAAGGCTCGTAGCGTTCAGTCATCTCGGCAAAGCCTCGCACGGAACCGGGAGCGCCAGTCTCGCCACGGCCAGCGACGATCAACGCGGACACACGGTCAACGCCAGCGTTGGCTGTGGCCATCGCGTTTTTGTTGGCGGCGTAGATCGGGATGCCGCAGAAGCCGCCACGG